TGGAATCTGATAAGATTGCTCTAAGAATTACTGTTCCATGGAACCCTGAATTACATGCAGGTGAGATAATTAAATTAACACTCAAGAACAAGAATGATCCAGACCAATTGAACTATGGGTCTGGAGAATACCTAATCGTCAGTATGACACATAATATCCGACGTGGTGGATTTGGAACTACTACCATGGATTGTGTCTCTAAAACTGTAGGTACTTCTCATACAGTTTAACTAAGGGTTATAAAATAATAGAAAAGAAGGTAGTTTAATATGCAGTATTACAATGAATTTCCGAAAACAGCGGGTGCATCTGTTAGAATTGTGACTGGTGGAGATATTAACCGACCAGACCCAGCACAATCTTGCAAGTTACAGACAACGGATCCTTTGAGACATGGTCCAAATATCGATCATACCCAATATTCATTCACCCCTATCGGCAAGAGCTGTGACCAGGCATCCCTGGAAACATTTGCAGCACCACCAGAACCAGGTTCTCAGGTAATTACTTTACCAGATCAGGGAAATGAAAGTTCAAAGATTGCGCTGGCAGTTGTTGGTGACATTAATAGTGGTGCAGCATCAGCAGGCAATCTCAACAATATGGGATTTCCTGGTATCGTAGAAGCATTGGCCAGAGACCTTCAGAAGATAATTTCTAATGGTGTCCAGACAGCAAGTCGCGATGGTGCAGAAATTAAGAAGGTTGTTGATGGTGCTGGTTGGACTCATAATAACACCCAAGGAATTCCTACTCACGCTGCTTCTTATCCTCTGGGTGGTACAGTATTACATGCCAAGAAGAATATTGATACAGCAATCCAGCAGTTTGGAAATATTCTAGGTTCTGGTGCATTAAGTCAGCTAGCAGGACAGGCAATGTCTCTTGCATCTGCTTTCCAGCAAATGACCAGTAAACAGAAGTCCCAGGCAACAAAAAATATGCCACCAGAGGTTTCACAGGCATTCAGTAGTATGATGACCTTGCTCCAGACCTCAGAAGGTGGTTCTACTGACTATATGACTTCTAATAGGGTTGATCCTGAGACATATATAGCTAACCTGATTGAATTGTTATCACAAGCAAAGACTTATGAAGACTTGTTGGAAATTCTACACAGAGCAAACTACGATGAATCACTGTTTGGACTGGAGAATCTAGCAAATACCGAAATCTCATTTGAGAGTGCATATGGATCATATACGGTTTCAGTTGATAGTGGCGGAAACAGTTCTCATAATATTCCAGATACTATTATGAAATTGATCGCAGCATTCTTGGGAATGCTCCAGTCAGCACAGCAGGCACCAAGTGCAGGTTCAAATATTAACCTATTCCGAGACCAAGCAGAGACAATTTCTAATATGTTGGGTAGAATTCATCCGGCAGTGCAAAAATTCAGACAGGAAATGTTGACGTATCTCAATACTTCAGGAGATGCGGAAATTAAGAAACAGGGATTACAGCTTGCCGCATGGGAAGGTGGTAATCCTTTGAGTGTATTATTAGGAGGCACATCTGTAGCATAATATGGTTGATCATAATCAAACAAGTAAAGACCCAGCAAAGACGACACCAGAAGCATTCAATGAATTTGAAGATGCTCGTAAAAACCAGGGTACAGGAAAATATCCAAACTACTGGATCAGAAAAACCAGATCAGGTCACGTCTTCATTTTCGACGATTCAAAGGGATCGGAACAGATCACCTTGCAGCATCGTGGTGGATCACTTATTCAGTTCATGGCAGATGGTGCGGTAAAGCATGTTGCTCATAACGGTTTACAGACAATTGTCTTTGGTGAAAACCGAATAACAGTTTCGGGGGCCCATGATATTACTGTTAAGGGTGATGCCAGCTTGAAAGTCCATGGAAACTACAATGCCACAGTCAACGGAGATGCTAATTTCACCACCAAGGGAGCCTTCAATATCACTTCCAAGAGTATGAACATGGCAATTTCCGAACAAATGGACGTTGCAGCAGGAAGTAAGATGGAAAAGATCAGAAATTCCTCAGTGACCCAGGTTCATGGTGCTATTGTTATGACCTCAAAATATGGGTTTACAGCAGCTTCAATTGGTGATGCAATGGCTCTTGGTGCTAAAACAGACGTTGGTATTCAGTCTGGCGCACAGACAGTTATTGAATCTGGTGGTAATATGTCTCTCAAGTCTTCAGGACAGATTGCCCAGGATGCAACTAATAAGATTTACTTGAATTCCAGCAAAGCACAAACAGTAGATCAGGTCGTATCAATGAACGCAGTACCACCACCAGAATTGCAACCAGAAGGTTCGGATTCTGCTTTCAGCTAAGGTATAAATAACCAATGGGAAATAGAGCAAGAATTAAAGACTACTCAGATTTGGACTTGGATTTTATTGCACATCCTACAACAAAAGATGTGGTTAAAAAGACAGGTGTGGATGCTATCAAGAGGTCTGTCAGAAACCTTATTTTCACCAATTTCTATGACAGACCATTCAGATCATGGATTGGATCAAATGCGAGAAAGATGCTATTTGAAAATGTCAATCCAATGACAGCATCTTATCTAAAAGGGTTCATTATCGAGACAATCGAAAACTTGGAACCACGAGTAAAACTATATTCTGAAACTGGAATTCCAGATGGTGTTATGGTGAAATTCAATCCTGACAATAACGGTTATGAAGCAACTATTGCTTTCACAGTAGTTAATACGAACGAACCAGCAGTTATATCACTTTTTCTAGAACGTCTAAGATAGGCATAAAATGGCAACAGAAAAATCAGCACTTAGGATAACAGAATTAGATTTTGATACTATCCGAGAAAACCTTAAAACCTTCCTACAGTCACAGGATGAATTCACAGACTTTGACTTTGAAGGTTCAGGTATGGCTGTCCTTCTTGATATTCTAGCATACAATACACATTACATGGCATACCAATTAAACATGGTAGGCAATGAAATGTTCCTAGATTCAGCTCAGTTAAGATCCTCAATTCTTTCCCACGCCAAGTCATTGACATATATCCCCGAAAGTAAAAAAGGTGCTCTTGCTGAGCTGGATGTTCAAATTACACCATCTGTTACAGAAGACAATGACGTAACAACTATTACTCTTGAAAAATATACCAAGCTTCTTGGTTCAGATATTGATGGTGTGAATTATCCATTCGTTGCTCTTTATACCAATACAGCAACCAAATCATCTGGATCATTCCTATTTTCTAACGTATTCATTAAGCAGGGTGAAGTTCAAACACTACAGTTCTTAACTACCTCAACCAATACAAAGAGAAGATATGAGATTCCTTCTGCAAACGTTGACACAGATACTATCCTTGTGACAGTCCAGGAATCAACCTCAAACGTTGACACAAAGACCTATACCCTAGCAGATGATATTACAGAAATTACAGCAAACTCACAGGTCTATTTCATTGAAGAAAATGAAAACCTGAATTATACCATTTACTTTGGTGACGATGTTATCGGCAAGCGTCCAAAGGACGGAAGTGTGGTAATTTGCACATATCTGGATACAGTTGGATCACCAGCAAACAATATTTCCAAGTTTACCTTCATTGAGGAAATCGATGGGTTCAGAGACAATGTTATCGTCACAGTAAACGAATCATCATATAGTGGAGTCGATAAGGAAACAATTGAACAGGTAAGATTCCGTGCACCATATTACTACACAGCACAGAATAGAGCTGTGACAACCAATGACTATGAAACATTGCTTATCAAGGATTTCAACAATATCTCAGCTGTATCAGTTTGGGGTGGTGAAGATAACGATCCCGTAATCTATGGTAAAGTTTATATGTCTCTCAAGACCAGAGGAAATTACTATCTGACTGAGTTTGAGAAGGAACGTATCAAAAATTACCTTATCGCAAATCGTAACGTCCTGACTGTGACACCAGAAATTGTTGATCCAAACTATGTCTATATGATCATTAAGGCAAAGGTTTACTACGATCAGAGACTAACTTCCAGAACTTCTACTCAGCTTGAAGAATTGGTAAGAGCATCTATTCTGGATTATAACGATGCGGACCTAAATACCTTTAATTCCACATTCAGAAAATCAAAGTTACAGACATACATCGAGAATTCTGAACAGTCTATTACTGGTTCAGACGTTAATGTTTTCGTCCAATCACGAGTGGATATTACTCCCGATATTCTTGACACATATACCTTCGACTTCGGTACAGCATTGAGCAAGGGAGAATATAACCGTAAGATCAGTTCATTCCCAGAAATTACAGTATATGATCTTTCTGGAACCCAAAGAGACGTATTCTTTGAAGAGGTTCCTGAATCTCTAACTGGTATTCGTTCAATTGACGTTATCAGTGCTGGTTCTGGATACACATCTACACCATCTGTTATTATCACAGGTGATGGTTCTGGTGCAACTGCTACAGCAAAGATAATCAACGGTAAATTGAATAGTATCACTGTGGATAACAAAGGATCAAACTACACAAGAGCTATAGTAACTCTAAGTGGCGGTGGTAGTAGTTCAGAAGCAACCGCAGAAGCACGAATTGAAAATGTATTTGGAACCATCAGATCATATTACTACAAGACAAATGGTGAAAAGGTAATCGTTAATTCAGAGGCAGGAACAATCGACTATGTAAATGGTAAAATTGTTGTTAGAGAGCTTCTACCACTGGAAATTCTTGCAAACGACTATTATACAGCAGACGTTTTGACAATCAATGCACCACCTCTAAACCAGGTTATTCCACCTTTGCGCAATAGAATTCTGACGATTGACGAAAACGTTTCAACAAGTATTGTTATCGAAATGGTACCTGAATAATGGCTGTAAGCAATAACAAAATTTCAAATCTAATATCTTCTCAAGTTCCTTTCTTCGTTCGCGACGATCATACTACGTTCGTAAGGTTTTTGGAAGCATACTATGAATTCCTAGAACAGGAAGATCAAGTTGTAAATAGCATCAAGCAAGTGAATACCTACTATGACGTTGATCTTACGATTGACGATTTTTCTGCCTATCTATACAAAACTTTCCTAAAGTTGATTCCGGAAGATGTTATTGTTGACAAGGACCTGATTCTCAAGAATATTAAAGACTTCTACAGAGCTAGAGGTACTGAAAAAGCTGCTAGGTTCTTTATGAGAGCTCTATTTGGTGAGGAAATTGATTTTTACTACCCAAAGAAAGATATCCTAAAGGCATCTGACGGTAAGTGGTATATTCAGAAATCACTCAGAGTTAATGATACGATGGTAGAAAGTGTTGCAGATGACTCATTGACAGCACTGGAACACTTTATTGGAATTCAGATCAGAGGTTCTTCTTCCAATACAACAGCTCTTGTGGAACGTGTTGATAGATTCTATGAACAGGGTACCTTGATCGATGAGCTAGTAATTTCCAACATTGATGGCACCTTTGAAAACGGTGAAACTGTATCTGGATCATGGAATGATGTTGAATCTGTTAAGAGCATTTCAGCAAATATTTTCAGTGGAATTCTAAACACCATTACAATTGTTAATGGTGGTACAGGATATAGTGTCGGTAATCCAGTTATTCTCTTGAGCAATACTGGGTCTGGTGCTTGCGCATATATTGCACAGGTATCAACAGGAAATATTTCTGCACTGTCAATCTATCAAAGTATGAGTGGTGCTGGTTATCAAAATACCGATAATGTCGTTGCATTTGGTGGAGGTGGTTCTGGATTCAGTGGTTATGTCTCTTTTGTTGATACCTCAGAGCAATTCCACCCAAATACCTATAATCTAGTATTTTCTTCAATCTCACTTGAAGCAAATACACTTATCGGTAACGGCAAATATAGCAATTTGAATTCTTCATTAACCGATCCAGCAAATAACTGGATGGCAAACAGTATGTCATATTGGGATTACACCAACACTGGTCCAGTTCTCATATTAACCATTGGTAGTGCAGGTTCTGGATATACATCTGAACCAAGTTTGTCTGTATCTGCAAATTCGCGAATTAAGGCACTAGGCATCCTTGGAAGAATGGAAATTTATGATGGTGGCTCAGGATACGCAAAGGGCAACAAAATTGAATTCCTTAATGTACTGGGTGGGTATGGTAGTGGAGCGAGTGGTAATGTTAAGAATGTTGATGGTTCTGGAACGATCACTGAGGTTGAATTTGAGGAGGTACCTGGGCATGTGACTGGAGGGTCTGGTTTTAACCAACTATTGCTTCCAGTTGCAAACGTAATATCCAGCACGGGTACAGGAGCAAATATCGGTGTAACTGCTATTCTTGGTTCTGGTGCGGTATTGCAGACAGCAAATTCATCTATTGGTGCAATCGAAAGAATCATTATCACCTCAAGAGGCACAAATTATGAAGATGCATCGGTTGACTTGACTGGTTATGGTGATGGAAATGCAAATGCAAATGCTTCTATCATCACTGGTGTTTATGTGTATCCTGGAAGATTCTTGAACGACGATGGCATGTTGAGCTCATATAACTTCCTGGAAAACAGAGACTACTACCAAAACTTCTCATATGTCATTAAGATCAAGAAGGATATTAACAAATACAGATCAGCTGCCATGGCATTGATCCATCCAGCAGGTATGAAGATGTTTGGTGAATATACTTCTGTGGATCAATTGGAGAGTTTTGAACCAGGTTCAGATACAGCAGCTGCAAATAGGTACAAATATACTACCCACACATACACAAAAATTAATGGTGCCACCTCCAGCAGCAACACCATCAATATTTCTTACACATCACATGGTCTGTCTAAAAATGCAAATGTCTATTTGGAATTCAGATCAGGTGGGTATAATAACGTAGCAAATGGAATCTATCTTGTTACAAATAGCACAAACACCAATCATTTTCTTGTAATCCAACCAACTTCTACACCAAATGCAACAAGTGGATCGGTGGATGTTGGTGTGGAACTGACATAAATAACACAACAATAAGGAATGAATTAGAACATGAGTTCTGCCACATTTATAGATTTAAGGGTTAATAATGCGCAACAGTTCAAAGAATCTGTTTCGGAACCCACTCCAAACACAAAACTCTACATGACCATTGGTAGATCAATGCCCTGGGCAAACGATCTTGCTCCAAATGTTGCAAATTCGTCGGTTGCAACAGTGTATGAAGTTTGGGACACCATGATTGGTGGTAAACGTATCTATGGAAATGATCTTTCCCATGTGATTCCACGAATCAATTGGACAGCAAATACCATCTATACCGCATATGACCACCTGAATGGTTCTCTCCACGATACTGAATTCTATGTGATCACTGACGAATATAACGTATATAAGTGCATTGCAAACAACTATACTGCAAACTCAACTGTAAAACCAACCTCTCTTTCAACCACAGACGTTTCATACCTATCAGATGGGTATGCATGGAAGTACATGTATACCGTTTCTGACGCTGACCTACTCAGATTTACCACAACAGGATATATTCCAGTCAAAACTCTATCAGCAGATGATGGGTCATTACAATGGCAAGTCCAAGATAATGCAACAGAAGGTTCAGTAGAATATATCCATGTGACAAGTGGTGGTTCCGGATACAATAATGCGGACAATATTTCCGTCACATTCTCTGGTGATGGTTCTGGTCTAGCAGGTTACGCAACAATCAATTCATCCTCAAATCTAGTGAATGCGGTTGTTATCACTAACTCTGGTACAGGATACCATTATGCCACAGTGACAATTGCAGATTCTGGTTCAGCATTTGGTGCAAATGCCAGAGCAATTATCAGTCCACAGGGTGGTCATGGATCAAATCCATTGTATGAATTGGGTGGCAAGAGTATAATTGTCAACGCAAGAATCAGATATGATGAAGATGGAATTCTTCCTGTCACAAACGATTACAGGCAAATATCACTACTTAAGGATCCTCTGGATGCATCTGGAAACACATTATCAATACCAGCATTCCTACAGGCTCTCTTAATAACAACAGCAGGTATTGGTGACTTCAACCAAGACGAAACTGTCTACCAAGGAACAAGTATTTCATCCGCTTCATTTTCTGGTAAAGTTGTTTACTGGGATTCAGGAAACAGTAATGTGGTACTGATAAATACACAAGGAGTTCCTTCATCTGAATTGACCCTAATTGGTCAAGATAGTTTTACTGTCCGCTCAATCTCCAGCATAACGGAAGGTGACCTGACAGAGTATAGTGGTAGAATCCTATATGTGGATAACTTCAAACCTATCACACGGGATCCTGACCAAATAGAAGACTTCAAATTGATAGTACATTTTTAACAAGGTCCAACGATGTCAAGAGCAAATTTAACGAACTCACTAGTTATCCCAGAAAGTACAACGGTTTTCCCGTATTACGATGATTGGGATGAAGACAAGGGATTTAGACGCATTGTGTTCCGTCCTGGATATCCAGTCCAGGCAAGAGAATTAACACAGGTCCAAACAATCCTACAAAACCAAATTGAAAGATTTGGTCAGCATATTTTCGTGAATGGTAGCTCTGTTATCGGCGGTGAAGTACGATTCCTAGATACAATTACCCTGAACCTTGAAAGCACCTATGTTGGAACCTCAATAGACGTATCAGACTTCCTAAACAAAACAATCAAATACCCATCTGGAAATAATACAGTCATTGCAAAGGTAATTCAGGTTTCAACAGCGACAGATACCGATCCACCAGCATTGCATCTTGGACAGAATTATATAACAGGAACTGAATTCGCTGCTGGTGATACTGTCAAGGTTGATGGGGAAGAAGTCTATGCAAATATTGTCAGCTCAAGTGCAAACTCAAAAGGTACACTTGCATTTATTGACGATAGCATTTTCTTCTAT